CAGAGTTCGATCGGCATCTAATTGCCCTTCGTACTCTAGATGGGTGGACTTTGCCCATTTACTTTGACTCTGCATATCGAGCTCATCACCCGTATTTAGTACTAAATCAAACTTCTCTTTATTAACTAACTTGATTAGATTCTTAACTGCCTTCTCATGGTGAAATGGGATCTGTAGATCCGAAATCACTAGATAGCGTTTTTTAGTCATCATCCTCATCTTCGTAATCGCCGAACCTTTCTGGATCGACTGGAGATGGCAAGATCCACGCAGGATAAGCTGTTGGCTCAATGATGATTGCTAATGCTAAATCAACATCCATGCCTGCTCTACGCAATGCTCGATACATCTCTTGCAGGGAAATTGCCCAAGCATCAAGAGCTGTATAAGTGTCTAGGTCTATAACCTTTTTTCTTGCCATAGGATAATTGTCACTTCTCTAAGATACGCAGGATAGTTTCGACACGCGCCTCTAATAGATTTATTTGATCGCGCATCGATGAGCCAGAGTTAGGCTTTAGTTCTTGAAGGTAATGCTTTACTAACCAGCGCACCGAGCCAATAAATGAACCAATAACGGTCGTAGCAGCAACAGCAAGAACCGCCATGTCCTCCACAGTCATTATCGTTTAGGTGAGGCATAACCAAAAACGCCTGAAAGTATTGACCACAGGATTGCTCTGTAATCTGCATCAAAATTAGTTGCTGACCATGCTGCTAGAAAGGCTCCAGCTGCAAGGACGATTGGATTCTTTAGATTCATTATTCTCCGCCTAACATAGGTATTTGATAAAAAGCCCCATCATTAGCAGCTTCTTTCTTAAAGCTGAAATGAGCGTGTTTGTCGTGTTTATTTTCGCCGGTGTATTTGCGCCATTTCCAATTAAGGATACTTGAGCAGATCCGTCCATCGAAAATGATGTAAGAAATACGCTTCTCTTTTTTAGACTTGCAAGCGAGACGAAGTTGATTAACCAGATAGGGCATGTCGTCTGGTTTTGACTTTGGGTGCAGATCCCTGTCGCAGTCGTAGGCATGTACCCAGCCATTCTCATCAGGATTATGGTCTGACTTACGCGCACGATGTTTTGGGTCAGAGTAAGCCCCTGAGTCACTACGCCTATCTCTATTCGAGTAGCAATCATCTATCTGCTCACGAAGTTGAATCGCAGCTTTGCTTAATCTTGGATTCATTACCCTAGAAGGATGGCTGCTTCTTCGGCTGTGAGACCGAGACGATTAAGGATTGCTTGACGAGCTGCTGCTTTCGTTTGAGCTTCTGCTTGCTCAGCAATAAGCAAAGAATTGTAATACTCACGCTCTTTGGCCTCTTTAGGCGTTTCTTCACGCTCTACAATTGTTTCTTCGCCTGTAATAACATTAAACTCTTTTTCAATTATTTTCATTAGTTTGCTCCCATTACATAAATTCTGCCATCGGTAAAATCTCTGTTGCTAGAAATAATGCTTACTGATGTAATTGCTGCACTTGCTTCATAAATTCCTTGAAATGTTGCTAATTCTTGCTGAATGTTTCCAGATGCTTGATTACCGCCACCAATACCAGTCACGGCTTTCCAACCGTTGGTGTCGGTTTTGTCAATGTATAATGAACCAAAAAATGCTGGAACACCTGAAGAACCGTCAGGGATTCTTCCTAATGCAAAACTTGTTGAACCTGAATAATCTCCAGCGCCACCGAAATTTGCCGCACTGTAAGTTGAGTTGAATCTGAAATTGTTTCCAGCATAAGTATAATTTGCGCCGGAATCAGTATTCAGTCTTGCTGTAATAAACTGCAAAGTATCAACCTTTGCACCAATAATTAGTACTAAAATTTCTTTTGCAGACAATCCGCTAACCGTAATTGTGGCAGCTCCAGTCATTGCTGTACCACCTGCGTTTAACAAAGTCCAACCTGTTGGACCACCACCACCGGCTGCGGCCCACTTTAATCCAGTGGCTGTACTTGAGTCTGCGGTAAGTACTGTATCGTTTGCCCCAACTGCTAAGCGTGTTAAAGCTGTGCCACTACTAGCAGGGAATAGATCACCTTTGGCTGTAGGGTCAAGGTAGTTTAATGTGCCTGCCAGATCATTCATTTGTGCTGCGGTAAGGACATCACCACTTGCATAGTTTGCTTTAACTGGAAATCCTGCTGCCATCTGTTTTTCTCCTAATAAGCCAATACGGATGTGTCAAGGATACCGTATAATGTCGAATCCAAGATGAAGCCATCTAGGACATTTTCCTGTGTTGTTAGAGTTGTGCGCCATGTGTTAGGCGTAATACTGTGGGCTATGCCTTGACATTGAAGTGTCTTGACAATGGTAGTTCCTGCCACATTTACATTCGTGATCTGCATAGGATCAAAATAATCCAAGTCGAGTGCAGAAGTGATTCCTGCCCCGTAGCCTAAAGTCACTAGGTCAAGGGTAATGGATTCAATTCTTAAAGCTGTGTCTTTGCGTGAGGCTACAAAGTTACGGGCAAGATCCAAAGCCTCGGCATCTGTCTGCATGAGCATGTCATTAGCTGTAATGCTGTGAAGGAAGAATTTATCAATTGAATCGGCATTAGAAGCAACCTGAGTTTCACCTGATCTGCGTGTAACGGAAGCCTGATTGACAATAGTCTTATCATCTAGGGCAAAGGTAATTCCAGCATAAGGAATAGCTGTAGAGCCAGTGGCATTAGAAAAGACTGTAGGTGTGTCGGCTGCTGACTCATAGACAAAGGTGCGATCCTTAAAGACTGCATTGCCGCCCTTATCAAAATAGAAGGCTCCTTGCTCTGTAAAAGTTGCAGTTTCAATGGCTGCTAATGCTGTCCGAGTAGTTGCTGGATCTGCCTGACAAAGCGTGTTTCCTGTCATAATCGACCTAGAGCTTGTAGGCCAGCCAATAGTGTCTAAGATCTTATCTATGCGTGTGCCAGTGCCTTGCCCTGCTGTAGCACCTGTGACGGTAGTTACATTAGAGTTGAACAATAATCTAAAGGCATCAGAGCAGATTAGATCGACATAGCCAAGTTCTTCTTGATCTTTAGGATAAGTGTAAAGGTATTCCTGAATGTAACCTTTGAAAATTGGATAGACAGTTCCTGAGTATTCTGTCTCAATAATGATTGAGCGCAAAGGTACTAAATTAGGATAGTAAGGACTAGATGTATTCTGTGGATTCCAGTCACCATTTTGATCAAGGATGCGAACTGTGGCTGTACCTGCTAAATACTTATCCTGAAATAGGTTGCGAGCTTTGCGTGTATCTATCTTAGAGACTTGATTAGATACATCAATAATGACAGTGCCGGGCTCGGCAAGGATGGCAAAATCAAGCTGTGAAGTATCCAGGATAAATGGATCACCAAAAGATGCTCCACCTGTAAGGTTTATCTTTACAATAGGGGTTGCTGGTAAAGCCATTAGTACACCGTGCTATAAGTAACTGGAGTACCTGAAGCCTGTTGTGAGTAAAGCCCCTGAGTAATTGCTGCGACTAGATCGCGCTCTGTTGTGACTGATCCAGAGACATTGACATTGACTACAGTGCCACCAGCGCCCATAGAATTGCCCATGCTTATTTGGTTATAGAACCGAGCAGCTTCTGGGCCTTCCATAAATGTTCCTGAACCAGTTGACGGAATAGAGCCACTTGGTAACAAACTACTTGTCGCTCCAGTCCTTTCTAACAATTCTCTTTGTCGTCTTAAGATGTCCTCGCCAAATGCTCGAACATTAGCAAGTTGTTGTTCCTGAGTTAAAGCCAATGGCTTAATGTTGGCTAACTTGGAAAGTTCAATAGCCATCTGTCTTAGAGTTTCAAGCCACATTGTAAATGGATTTTGGATGTCGTTAAGGCCAATCATGTCTGTACGAAGGCTTGCTAATTTCTGAGCATTGGCCACCATGCTATTTGCAAGGCGAGCGGCAGCGGTAACATTACCTTCATTGATGGCATTTTCTAAATCATAAATGTCTTTCTTTAGGGCTAAGCGAGCCTTTTCTTCTTCTGTCAACTTGCCTTGAGCGGCAGCAGCTAATTGGATACCTTCTTCATCAAAGAGCTTTTGGCCTT